CCCATAAGGGCCCCCCGGGTGCTAGCCTAAGCGCCCCCAGCTCCCCGAAGGGAGGTGAGAGATACTTGAATGACTTCGAGTATGCAAACAGCGGCTATTTGCCGTACGATGGCGGTGATGAAGCACCATCGCAATCGTTGCAAGGTCCCTTTAAGCACAGGGTAGCTCGCCAAGGTTTCTCGGCAAGCTACTCGTCTTATTCGGGATCGTCTCAAGACGGGACGATAGAGCTCTACAACACAGTTGAGGCTCTTGAATCTCGTCGTCACCCAGTGTCCTGGTTAGGACGCTCAAAAGGAAACATCGGAGGCAAGTTTGTTCACACAAAACTGCATGTGGACAAATTCGGAGACGCCGTCGCCCTTTATCGGGGCGGTTCTACATGGCGCAAGGCGAATGGTGTCATGGCCGCATCAAGCGGCTTTCTTTCTGACATCTCGCCCGGCAGCACTGAGCCTAGTTATGATCAGGCTCAAGCGGCTGTCGCGAATCTGGCTCCTCTCAGTGGTCTCGGCGAGCTTAATGCTGCTGGGACTACCGCGATTGCCAGAGTTGCCCCCACCAACCCACTCGTTGATCTCTCTACGAGTGTTGCAGAACTCTACCGCGAGGGTTTACCCCAAGTGGCTGGAGTCGCACAGAATCCCGGCGGTGAGTACCTCAACATCATGTTTGGTTGGGTACCACTTGTCGGCGACGGGACGGCCTATATGGACGTCGCAAGGCGCGCGGACGCTCTACTCGAGCAGCACGAGCGCGATTCTGGTCGGTGGATCCGACGGGGATACAACTTCGAGGACCAGGTCGATTCAACGACCTCTACTCAGACCAACGCAGTGCCGGCCCTTCTTGGGGTCAGCCCTAGTGGTCTCGTTGTACCCGGAACCCGCACTATCACGCGTACCACAATAACCAGAACATGGTTCAGTGGTGCCTTCACCTACTATCTTCCCCGAACAGGGTGGAGACGTAGGGTCTCAGAGCTCGACTACCTATACGGTATACGGCCTGGGATCGACACGGCGTGGCAGTTAACGGGTTATTCCTGGCTAGTCGACTACTTCACCAATGTTGGTGACGTCATGAAGAACCTCACTGCCTTCGGGCAGGATGGTCTCGTGATGCCTTACGGCTACATCATGCGGGAACGCATGTGTATCCACGAGGAGACCTGGAGCGGCGCTCTCTACATAGGGGGCGTTGCAAAGCCTGCGATTATCACATCGCAGAAGACTTACAAAACCCAGCAACGTCGACTAGCAACACCCTTCGGCTTCGGTGTGAACCTAGATGGCCTAACAGGTCGTCAGGTGAGCATCTTGGCTGCCCTCGGCATAAGCCGGAGGCAAGGTCTGGACTTCTAACCGAGTCCATGCGTTACCCTCATCGCATCAGCGATGGGGAGCAACATGGTGAGAACAACCGTTCTCATCACCAGTCAGAAAGTCACACGCTATGTTTACCGATCCCGCATCCGTCACAGTGAACGCCGTCGCGAAGACCCTTCCGAGGGTCGCCGTCGGCGACCGCAAGGCGACTTACGAGTCGTCTGCGGACGGTCTCACGCTCAACATCACCCACGTGGTGGGCAAGCGTAACCGTCACACTGTGCGTCTCGACATCGTTAAGACTGCTGCCGACCCGCTTCTTGACGGGGTTAGCAAGCAGTACTCGATGTCTGCGTACATCGTCGTGGACGCCCCTCCGATCGGCTTCACGCTCGCTGAGCAGAAGCTGAACGTCAAGGCGCTCCTCGACTTCATGAACGCATCCACGAACACCGACAAGGTGCTCGCTGGAGAGTCGTGATGCAGCGGGGCCCCGAGTAATCGGGGTCCCGTTGTCGGTAACATGGCTAGGACCTTCAGAACCACCAAGACAGGTGGCCGAAGTGAAAAGCCGAAGTGAAATCTGGCTGAGTGTCCTCGAAGATCTTGGGGACATGTGCTCAGTCAGCACCCAGGCCGACGCAGAATATATGCGTCGGCGTGTCGCAGCTGAGGGTGACGGTTTCTTTACTGTCACTCTCCCCTCGTTTGGCAAGCAGTTCGAAAGAGCTCTTGCCGACGAGGTTCTCTCTGTGGACGCGTTCAAGGGTTTCAAGCGCCGCAGGATCATGGTCAACACCGTTTCCGGTTCGACCGAGTCCTTTACGACGCTACCTTCTGGCGTCCCCCTGTTTCTAGGGGGGTTCATGGAGAAGCTGTTCGGGATGCCCGATGTACCGGTGTTCTTCCCCAGCTACTCACCGTGCTTGCACGGCGATGGGGAACCGACCATCAACCTGGGATGTAAGCTGCTCCCCTCAGGGGGCAAGCTCGCAGAACAGGCTGATGCTGTCTTTGCCATTCGGCAACTCTGCTTGCTGTTCTCCAAGGAGAAGGCTATGGCTCCCGCCATGGCACAGCGTGCAGCGATCAGACAGTACATCGAGGTAGACCAGGAGCTGGATGCCCCTTTAGGATGAGCCCTGAGGAGTCTCCCCTCTTCGGAGGAGGACTTCTTAGGGATCTATCCAGGGTCATCATGCTCGTGTTCGGAGACGCCTTCGCAGAAGTCGATCGTCAGATCGCCGACTACGAGATTGTCCCAACACACGGGCCTGGCGCCACTGCTGACCGACTTGTCGGTAACCAGAAGTGGACCTTTCCTACTTGGCCTGAGCGTTTGGAGCGCATCTTCCCTTTTCGGGAGTACGCCCAGCACTCTTTGTTGGCCGAGCGGGATTCGCCTTTGAGGCTCCTGCCCATGGATGAGGAATACCCCACCCGGGTGATTCTCGTCCCGAAGACACAGGTCACGCCACGAATTATCGCCGCGGAGCCTACTGCGATGCAATATGCGCAGCAATCTCTCAAGCGAGCACTCGTGGGTGCCATCGAGTCGCACGAGATGGCATCCTCCTTCGTTGGCTTCGAGCTACAATGGCCTAACCAGGCCATGGCTCATTGTGCCAGTGACGATGGAGCGCTAGCTACACTCGATCTGAGTGAGGCTAGCGACCGCGTGCCCAACTGGCTTGTCGAGGCAATCCTCGAACCCTGGCCGCTCTTTAACGAGGCGGTCCAGGCTTGTCGATCGACACAAGCCAAGCTACCTGATGGAAGGGTAATCCCCCTCCTCAAGTTTGCTTCGATGGGATCAGCTCTAACATTCCCTGTAGAGGCAGTGATTTTCGCTGCCTGTACACTTCTGGGAGTGCATCGAGCTGTGTCAGTTCCCGTGTCCAAAGCGAGTCTTACAAGACTCCAGGACGTGGTGCGTGTCTACGGAGATGACATAATCTGTCCCTCCGCAGCGGCTGAATCAGTGATCGAGGTCCTTGAGGCTTTTGGCTTCAAGGTTAATCGACACAAGTCTTTCTGGACTGGCTTGTTCAGAGAGTCCTGTGGCAGGGAATACTGGGCTGGATGTGACGTTTCTGTCACGAAGATCCGGCACCCGTTTCCTCGCTCACTGCGCGACGCGAAAGAAGTGGCCTCAGCTGTAGCCACACGCAACCTATTCTACAAGAGTGGGTTGCGCAAGGTTGTGGCCCTTTACGACACGGAACTCGAAACCATCCTTGGTGGACGGTATCCGATCGTAGAGGAATCCTCTTCTCTGCTCGGCAGACTGGACGACAGTGTGCCTCCCTCGGGAGACGCATTTTGTCCAGATTACCACGTGCCTCTTGCGAGGGGGTATGTGGTACGGTCCGTTATTCCAGAAAATGGAATTGACGGATACGCTGCCTTGCTCAAGTGTCTCGTTAACCCCGGAAACGAGGATAGCGAACACCTGGCGCGTAGCGGACGACCGCACGGCGTCAAGCTAAACCGTGCGTTGAGACCCGTCTTCTAACAGAGGACGGGTTGCGGGCCTGGAAAGCCCGCGTGGGAGGCGTGTGCCCCCCTTCATGGGTTAGCGGGTATACCTCCTTGGAGGGAATCCGCTCAACCCGTGGGGGGTGTACTTCGCAG